GGGGGGGGGGGGGGGGTGTATATAAATGCACGTATGCGTAAGGCGAGCGTATACGTGTGTGGGCGCGCTGGCGCTGGCGCTGGCGTGGGCGCGCTGGCGCTCGCACCAATAGAGCCAGCGCCAAGCCAGCCAGCGCCAGCCATTTGGGAACACGTTATCCTAAGGCTAGCCAGCCAGTGCCAGAGCTAGCGCCAAGTTTGGGATAACGTGATCCCAATCAGCGCTTGTTTACTGCGCTGGCGCGTCTATAATGTTGGTGCCGTGTTTGAAGCGGCACACAACCTGGAAACAATCCAATGAGGGATAGAGAAATGGCTAGCAAGAAAGAGACAGAGGCAAGCAAGGCTAAGGCAAGCAAGGCCAGCGCCAAAGCGGCGAAAGTTGCAAAGGATGAAGCTTTAGAAGCTTTGGAGGTGAAAGCGATTGAGATAAACCACAGGATTAAACAAGCGGAGAAAATGGAGGGAGACGCATTAGATCATAGGTTAGCGGCTGCTATCACGGCTGCTAATGCTAAGGCGGAATGCAAAACCAATAAGGTAAACTTTAAAGAGTGGTGCGAAGCTAAGCTTACAAAGAGTTATGAGAATATTAGGAAGCTTGCCAGAATTGGTGCCGCGCCAAATCCCAAATTGGCGTTAGAAGATTTGCGAGCTAAGTCTGTTATAGCTCAGGCAAAGCAGCGCGAGAAAGAACGGTTTGAGAAAGCAGCCGCCAAAGCAGCAAAGAAAGCGGGGAATAAACCTAGCCGTGGGTCACAAGGTAAAGTCACTAGCGAACAATCGGCTAGTATGGTTGATAAATTCAATCGCGACGTTAACGCTATGTCCGATAGCTTGAAGCGGGAAACACTTAATAGTGTGGCCAGTAATCAAAACCTTTCGATTGTTACGAACAAGCAAGCGGCGCTATTCAGTAACAATCTAGTGGATGTATTGATCAATCGCTTTAATTCGCTTTCCAAAGCGGATAAGAAACAATTTATCCAAAGGATAGGCGATATCGAAGGCTTTAGCGTTAGTGATAGGCCAAAGCCTAAAACTAAAGGGAAAGCTAAGGTGAAGGTTGAGGATGATCTATCTGATATTCCGCCAGCCTTGGATAGACGCACCAAAGCACAAAAGGCTAAGGCAAAGAAAGCAGCCGCCAAAGCCAAGCGGTCTAAATAACATGGCTAGTGATAGATCAGCGCATCAGGCAGCCTGTGAGGATATAGGTTTGCAATGCGTAGACTGCGAAGAGGTAGGATATTTCACAGGCGATAGTGGATTGCTTTACTGCCATGAGAGTGGCGAATGCTATCCTATACAAAGGAAGGGTAAAGCCAATGGGAGACGTATCGCGTCAATTTGGCATTGGGCAACGTTCGTGCAATGTCAGTCTGGCAAGATACAACAGTAGCGCCTAGCGCTTGCAAGCTTGCTATAGCTTGTGTCGTTAAGGCTTAAGCTTTCATATCAGAGAGGGAAACCAAAGCATGACAGACCTAATGTTTGGCAAATTGCCAGCCAGCCCAAAAGTTTATCTCCGCGCTTTCACTCCAAATGGTCAGCGCCTAACGATTGAGGCTAGAACCATCGATGGTGCTAAACGTCGCTTGCGTACCATTTGCCGCGCCTATCGTTTGCCCTGGCGCTTAACCCTGGCAAACGCTCGCAAGATTAGGCGACGTTATGTTTAGGCTCGGTCGTATCTGGGAACAATCATGGTCGCGCAATGCGCCATGGTGTTTTTGGTCCGCGATGCTAATTGATCAATCGATAGAGCGTCGCGAGCGTCGTATCATTCATTACCTAAAGCTTAGGCAAGCTTTGGGAATGCCAGCCAACTTCTAACCTCTCAATCAAGCCAACCATTAGCCCACGCTAGCCAGCCGCTAGCGTGGGCTTTTCTTTGTCTGGTATCCAATGGCCAAGCCAGCCAGCGCTAGCGCTCTAGCGCCAGCCTAGCCAGCCCTAGCGCCTATCCATTTGGGATCACGTGAGACCAAGCCAGCCAGCGCCCACGATCCCCAGCGCTAACCACATGATCCCTGGCGCTCTAGTGCGCTCTAAGCGCTAGGCTAGCTTCTGAGGCTATCTAATGGCGTTTCGCTACCCTTGGCGCTCGAGCTCAAGCCCGACCAAGCCCTGGTGCTCAACTATCGCCAGCCAATGCCAGCCAATGCCAAGCGCTAGCCAGCGCCAGCGCGCCAGGGATCGATAGCGCCAGCCAGCCAGCGCCAGGGATCAATAGCGGCAAATTCTGGCGCTGGGGGCGGCGGATCGGACCCCCCACTTTGGGGGCACGGGGGGACCTCAGCGTATGCCTACCCTGTGGATGACACAGACCCTCCAGAAAATTCAACAACTACTTGGGATAACGTGATCCCAATAATAAGGTATGAAATAGCGAAATATAAAAGTTGATAACAAAAATAAGCACCATATATGGTAAAAACCCCGGAATACTGCCATAAATGAGCTATTGAAGCCCCTGCGAGCCTCGGATACCCTATAGGAGCCTTCCAGAGTAGCCGATGCAGCGCAGGGCTCCCTCCCCTTTCGCGCGTTGATCTCTAGGACGGAAGGTGATGGGGCTCTCGGGGGGTGGTTGACGGACCCGCCCCTTGATATCACCCCCCGATCCTTCCTTTGAGGAGATGGATATGACGAGTGCCTGGGAAAAGACAGCGAAATCGAAAAAGCGCAAGCTGACCTTGCGCCATCAGAAGCTTATTGACTTCTATTTTGGTATCTCAAACTTCAATAAGTCTGATGCCATCCGTAGGTGTGGCTATGCCCAGGCTGGCAACTACACCCGTATCTTTGACCACCCTCAGATCGCAGTAGAGGTCGAGCGCCGCCATGCTGAGCTGAGGAAGAAGTATTCCATCGACTATGACACCGTTTCCCATGAGATGGCCAAGGTCGCGTTCTCGAATGTCATGGACTACATGACGATTACGGACGAGGGTGATCTCATCTTTGACTTCAATAAGATTGAGGATGCTTCGGTATTTGCCGCCATGGGTGAGGTGACGGTAGAGACGTATACTGATGGCTTTGATATCGTTGAGGATGAGGATGGGAAGGTCCATAAGGTTCCCTGTCGTGTCAAGCGGATCAAGGTGAAGCCTCACAATAAATTGCAAGCCCTTGATGGTCTGATGAGGCATGGTGGTCTATCGAAGGATAAGAGTACGGCAGCGGTGGCCGATTTGGCAGCTAGGATTATGAGTGGTAAGAAGAGACTTGGTATGGAAGAAGAGTAGGGGAGATTTGGTTCCTGTGGGGGGTCCACAGAAGGAGTGTGTTGAGATGTCTATTCCAGCTCTTGATTACGTTAATGAGTATCTGATCAACAGTGGTGAAAGTCCGACGAACGAGATGAATGTTGACGGTAGTGGTACAGCGGTGGTTAGAGATGATTTGACGGTGTTGGTGTCGTTGAGGATGAAGGTTCAGGGACAATTTGTGTATGGAGGAGATTAGATGTCGGATGTATCGATAGAGTTGGATGCTCCTGATAAGTTTGATCCTGAGGGGTCTGGCTTTGATGATAAGTCGGCGGCGGAAGCTAAGATGATTAGGAATGACTTTGGCCATATGGGTTCTGTTCGCCAGAGTACCCTCCCGGAGAGGAAGCGGCATGAGCTGCCTCAGGATAGCTATCTTATGCTGAAGGGGCGGCAGCATGAGACATGGCACAAGGCGGTAGAGGGTGAAGGGATTAGGGGCTTTCGTGTTCTCAAGCGGGGTGGGCGGTATTGGTCGGTGCCGGAAGACTTTGATGGTGACGATGAGGAGCCCTTTCTGACTGGTGAGGTAGTTGGGCGGACTAAGCAGGGTCGGCCAGTTCTGGCTAACCGCGAGGGTGGGAGGTCTACGGAGCTTAGGGCTATCGTTGAGGTGGATGGTAAGCAGATCGTCATCCCCACCATTTTCGGCGGTAAGCAGTTGTCGATAGGGGATGCTACTCAGAAGGTGATTGACGCTGGTATGACGGACCCGGAGACGGGTAGGGAGATTAGGAGCTTTGATACGGTGGAAGAGGCTCGGGCGGAGGAGCTGAGGATCAAAGCTGCGTTGGATATCCCTGAGAATGAGGAGGAATTCTAAAATGGGATTACGTGATCCCAAAGATGTCAGGACGGAAGATGAGGTCTTGGCCGATATGATGATCAAGTTCTCTGGTGATCCACTTGGCTATGTCATGTTCAACTTCCCCTGGGATGAGGAGCCCTCGATCCAGGTGGTTGAGTTGGCTGAGGGTGTTGAGGACCACATGACCACGGAAGATGTGGATCGCCGCGATCTCTATCGGGCTAGGTTCCCTGGTTGCAAGTATGGCCCTGATTTGTGGGCTTGTGATTTCTTGGATGAGGTAGGGAAAGGGGTAAGGGCTAATAAGTTTAACGGCTCTACTCCTGTATCCCCTCTCAGGTTTGCGACGGCTTCCGGCCATGAGATTGGGAAATCTGCCTTGGTGGCGTGGCTTATCAAGTGGATCATGGATACTCGCCCCATGTCGAAGGGTTCGGTGACGGCTGTGACGGATGAGCAGCTTCGGACGAAGACCTGGGCGGAATTGGGTAAGTGGCACCATATGTCAATGACCGCTCACTGGTTCAAGCATAGCTCGTCCAGGGGTGCGATGTCGTTGGTGCATATGGACCTTCGCTATGCTGGTACTTGGCGCTGTGACGCTCGTACCTGTCGCGAGGAGAAGTCGGAAGCGTTTGCGGGGCAACACGCACCGACCTCTACATCGTTCTACATCTTTGATGAGGCTTCTGGCGTCCCTGACAAGGTGTATGAGGTCAGAGAGGGTGGGATGTCCTCTGGTGAGCCGATGGCCTTTGATTTCGGCAACCCAACTCGTAATAGCGGTGAGTTTTTCGAGAACTGCCGGGGTAAGTATGCCAAGAGGTATGTGACGCGCCAGATTGATAGCCGTCACGTGGCCATTACGAACAAGGAAAAGATTGAGGAGGATCGCGTAGCCTGGGGAGAGGATAGTGATCGCTTCAAGGTCCGTTGGATGGGTTTGTTCCCTGATAAGGGTAGTGTCCAGTTGATCTCTGAGGAGGATGTGGATAATGCGATGACGAGGGAGATGGATGGTGAGGAGAAGCATCATCGTATGGTCCTGGGCGTCGATTGTGCCCGCTTTGGTGACGATGACAGCGTTATCTTCCCTCGCCGTGGCCGGGATGCTCGTTCGTTCAGGCCCAGGACCTATAACAATCTCTCCACAGACCAATTGGTGGATAGGGTCGCGGAGTGTTTTGAGGAATTTAGCAATCTGGGTATGCGTCCTGTGGCCATTCTGGTTGATGCTGGCTATGTCGGCGGCGCAGTGGTCGATTACCTCCAGAGGCGAGGCTATCCAGCTATCGGAGTGGACTTCGGTGGGCGTGTTTCGGAGCCTCGAAAATACCGCTACAAAGTCGATGAGATGTGGGGTAGGATGGCTGAGGCTCTACCGACGTTGTTCCTTCCTGAGATGTCTGGTGAAGAGAACGACGTAGCCTATCGTCTTAGGCAAGAGCTTACCCAACGGGAATACGGGCTGACGATGAAGGAACAGATCAGCCTGGAGAGTAAGAAGGAGCTTAAGAAACGTGGTTTGACTTCTCCTGATGTTGCCGATGCCCTAGCTCTTACTTGGGCTATTGATGTGGCCACGTTGATTGAGAATGCGGACGCAGGAATAGGGATGATGCAGTCGGCTACTCAGACGAACCACGATTACGATCCTTTCCTTGAGATGAGGGGTTAGATCATGTGTGTAGGTGAAGCAGACTTTGGCGGCGCTGGAGGGAATTCTGGAGTGAGCTTTGATTTCGGCCCTGCGCCTGATATAGGTTTTGATTTCAGCGCTCCTAGTGGTATGTTTGACCAACCTGGGCAGGGACCAGGGCAAGCTCCTTCGGCTCCCTCTGCGCCTTCGGCTCCTGCTGGTGGAGGACCTATAGGAGTAGATTTCGATAACCCTTCTATTCCTTCTGATCTATCGTCGCTAGATGACATAGAACGTGACCCCCAACCCCCTGCAAACCCTGTTACCTCTTTCATCAACAATGCTATAAATAACGCTATTAACAGTGTAGATACGCCCACAGCAGCGATCAATACTGTTGCTAGTATTATTTCTGGTGCCGCTACTGCTGCGGTCAACCCACTATCTATACCTGTTTCTATAGCTAGTTTAGCAGGGGTGGACCTTAATCAGCCTGAGCCTACTAATCCTTTTGAGGCTGCGATAACTGGTTTAACCTCTCCTATGACTGGGGCGATGGGTTTAATAGGCACCGGCTTGAATACTTTGGGTGAGACTTTTGATGCTGCCGGTGGTGTGCCAGACTTCGATTTCCCTGGAGATGATGAAGGCGGAAAGTCCGTTAGTAGTAAGGGGAAGAGTAGCCCCCCAGGTACTACTGCTAAATCTGCTACTGATCTGACTACGGGTAGCGCCGTTACCGGTAGAAAATCGAAGGGTAAAAGATCAACTAGCGTTGGGAGTGATAGTATCCTGTCATCTGACTTCGGTTTGAACACACTTCTTGGCGGTCAATAGAGGAGAGACACTGTGTGCATCTCGAAAAAAGCAATCGTTAGCGTTACTCGCAAGATACCTATTATTGGTAAAGCAATCACGGATAAACCGGCTCCTGTTCCAGAGTCACCTTCTCCCTCTCCTCAAATAATTTCTGATCCGAAAGATATCCCCACGCCACCTCCGACACAGGCACAGGTTCTCCAGGAGCAGATTGATCAGCTTCAAGAAAGAGTAGAGACTGCGGAAGCTGCACCTCCGCCGCCTCCGCCGCCTCCACCTCCTTCTCCCCCTCCTGGTACTGAGGGTGGGGCTGCTGAGCGGGATATCCCGACTGAGGAAGAGAAGGCTGAGGCTGAGCCGGAAGCTGAGCCCTCTCCCACGGAGAACCAGGCGGCTATCCTTCGCGCCTCTCGTCGTGCTAAACGTAAGGCAATCGCGGGAGGTCGCAAGAAGACTGTAAAGACTTCGGGCCTTGGTATCACAGAACCATCCTTCGGCTTGAAGGTCACTTTGGGAGGAGCGTAAGATGGTATCGGCGTTCACACAGAAAGAAACCTACACGAAGCGCTTATCGTCTTTGAAGACTGAGCGCTCGTCCTTTATCGACCACTATAAGCTCCTGTCTGAGTTTGTTCGTCCCAGGCGTGGCCGGTTCGAGACAACCGACCGTAATCGGGGCGAACGCCGCCATCAGAGCATTATCAATGGTCGAGCTGGGAAAGCTCTCAGCATTGCCACGGCTGGTATGTTCAACGGCACGATGTCACCTAGCCAACCTTGGGTGGTCCTTGAAACCGACGATGATGATCTGAATAAGTTCAGGCCAGTGCGCGAATGGTTCTTTGATCTCCAGCAGCGTATGCTGGCTATTTTCAATACGACTAATCTCTACAACATGGCTCCGATCATGATCGCTGAAGAACTTCTCTTTGGTACGGGGTGTATGTCGCATGATGACGATCCGTTTGAGCTGGCCCGTTTCCACACCCATACTGTCGGCAGCTACTACATTGCCCAGGATGAGCGCGGTGTGGTTAACACGGTCGTTCGCGAGTATGAAATGACGACTGAACAGATCGTCAGGAAGTTCTCGAATAGCACCAAGAGTGTTAGCCAGAAAATCAGTAAGGCTGTTCGTGACCAATGGGACCGTGGTGACTACGACAACTGGCATCAGGTCGTTCACTTTGTTGACCAGAACCCAAACTTTATCCCTGGCAGTGTGAAACCAACTAAACGGCGTTTTCGGTCGGCGCACTACGAGCCGGGGAATAACGACCGCAACACGATCCTACGGGAGAAGGGTTTCGACGAGTTTCCCTTCTACTGCCCCCGTTGGGAAGTGACAGGCGAGGACATCTACGCGACTAGCTGCCCTGGCATGATCGCCCTTGGTGACGTTCGCCAGCTTCAGCTCATGGAGAAGCGGAAGGCACAAGCCGTCGAGAAGATGGTATCTCCTCCTCTCCATGGCCCCGCTGCGCTGAGGAATATCCCTATTGGGAACCTTCCTGGTCAGGCCACATTGTATGATGTCGGCGGTGACCTGAAGGGTCTGCGTCCTGTCTACGAGGTTCGTCTACCTATCGATGCTGTGGCTGCTGATATCCAGAACACCGAAGTCCGTATCGGTGAGGCATTCTTTGTTGATCTGTTCAAAGCCATCACTGAGATGCAAGGCGTCCAGCCTCGCAATCGCCTGGAGCTTGTTCAGCGTAACCAGGAGCGCCTTCTGGAACTAGGCCCGATCTTGGAGCGCCAGTACGGTGATTTCCTTGACCCGTTAGTGAGCCGTACCTTTAACCAGATGGTCCGCGCTGGTTTGGTTCCCCCTCCTCCTGAGGAGCTTGAAGGGAGGGAGTTAAAACCCCGCTACGTCTCAACTCTCGCCTTGGCCCAGCAAGCGGCGATCCTTGGTGGCATCGACCGTCTCCTTGGCTCCGCTGGCAACCTCGCCCAGTTGAAACCTGAGGTGCTGGATAAGGTGGATGGAGATGCGGCCATCGATGAGTATGCTCGCTTGATTGGCACACCTCCCAGCTTGCTTTTGGATGATGAGCAAGTCCTGGCGACCAGGGAGCAACGGGCTCAGCAAGAGCAACAGCAGCAAGCGCTCGCGGCGGCTGAGAGCGTGGCTCGGTCGGCCAAGGATGGTGCTGCTGCTGATCTTGAGGGCGACAACATGACCTCACGTTTGGTAGAGGCGACAGCTCAGTAGGAGGGAACTATGAGCGATAGGACGAAAGAGTATTATCCAGGTGGTGAGCAGAACCAGGAAGCTTTGCTTAGTGTTATGGCTGAGATAAAGAACGAGCATTTGCTTGATGCGCTTCAGCGTGTCCTCAAGACAGGAGAAGGTAAGACCGTAGTTTGGGCCATCTTGGAAGAGGCCAGTATCTACTCCCTCAGCTTCGTTCCTGAGGAACCTCACGCTACATCATTCCGTGAGGGACGGCGCAGCGTAGGATTGGCTCTCCTAAGTCAGATTATGACAGCCGATCCTGCTAGCTACTCAGATATGCAAGAGGACGCTCGGTTAAGGGAAGAACACTTCAGACACCAAGCTGAGGGCCGCACAAAAGACCTATTTACAGATATAGAGTAAACCGGCTACAATGCGCGGTGAAATGCGTTTTTCAAACGAGAGGGACAGGAAATGAGTGATACCAACGTGGCAGATGCCAGCACAGACGCAGCGGCGACAGCTTCCCTTGAGGGAGAAGTGGGATCACGTGATACCACTGCGGAAGCTACGACTGAGGCCAACACCGACATCAATTCCCTAACGGAGGGTGCTGGAGCTTCGGAGGGTGAAGCCGAAGCGAATGGCGGCGACATCAACCCCTTGACAGCGGAGACGGACGATGAGGGATCGAAGGCGGCGGACGAAGCCGGGGGAGACACCCAAGAAAAGGACAAGCCAGGGGACGGCGACGGGGAGCAGAAGGCGGGAGCCCCAGAAGAGTATGCGGAGTTCACGGTCCCTGAAGGGTCGGTCATCGATGCGACCCAGTTAGGTGACTTCCATGAAGTGGCCCGCTCTATGAACCTCGACCAGGATCAAGCGCAAGCTCTCATCAACTACGAGAGCAATCGTTTGTCCACTAATGTGGAAGCCCAGAATGCTAGGTGGGAGGGGACGCTTTCGGGTTGGATCGACCAAGCGAAAGCAGACAAGGATATCGGCGGTGAGAACTACGCGACCACCGTCGAGATGGGCAAGCGCGCCCTAAACGAATTCGGGACGCCGGAACTTAGGAGCGTCTTGGATGACTTCGGAGTAGGCAACCACCCTGAGATTATTCGCTTCATGGGTAGGGTGGGGGCTGAACTGTCGGAGGACACTACAGGGGGAGGTTCATCGAATGCTGAAACTCCCTCTCTCGCAGAAAGGCTTTACCCGTCTCATGCGGGTAGCTAACAACAGAAGGAGCTAGGCTTATGGCCACGCTTTCCGTTAAAAACCCCACCCTCCTGGACCTGGCTACCCGCACGGACCCGGACGGTTCTATCGCCGCTGTCGTCGAAATTCTTGCCGAGACGAACGAAATTCTCGACGAGATGACTTGGGTTGAGGGCAACCTCACCACTGGTCACAAGACTTCCATCCGTACCGGCTTGCCCACCCCCACGTGGCGCAAGATGTACGGTGGCGTCCAGCCCAGTAAGTCCACGACCGTCCAGGTCACGGACAACACTGGTATGTTGGAAGCTTACTCTGAGGTCGATAAGGCTCTGGCCGATCTCAACAACAACACTGCGGAGTTCCGGCTCTCTGAGGATCGCCCCCATATCGAGGGCATGAACCAGGAAATTGCCGACACTCTGTTCTTCGGAAACGAGACAACGGAGCCTGAAGCCTTTACCGGCTTTGGTCCCCGCTTCAACGACAACAGCGGTCCCGCCAACGCCGACAACATCATCGACGGCGGCGGCTCTGGTTCTGACAACGCCTCTATCTGGCTTGTTGGTTGGAGCGAGCAAACCGTTCACGGCATCATCCCCAAGGGATCGAAGGCTGGTATCCAGGTCGAGGACCTGGGGCGCGTGACCATCGAAGACGCTGACGGCTCCAACGGTCGTATGGAAGCGTATCGGACCCATTATCGCTGGGATGCTGGCCTCACGGTCCGCGACTGGCGCTATGTCGTTCGTATCGCCAACATCGACAAGTCTCTGCTGAGCCGTGTGTTCACTAGCGGCGACTTCTCAACCGGCGCTAACCTCCCTGACTTGATGCTCCAGGCTGTTCGTTTGCTGCCCAGCATCGCTTCGGTTCGCCCGTCATTCTATATGTCGCGCGATATCGCTACGTGGATCGCCCGTCAGACTTCGGCCATGGGCCAGGGGGGTCTTGTATCCCTGGATCAGGTTGCGGCTGATATGCGCTTCACTGAGCGGTTCCACGGCATTCCCATGCGGCGTGTCGATGTCCTGGCTGCTGACGAAGCCCAGGTTTCCTAGTCCTGAGCCAGATCAAGAAGGAGTAAGAGAATGATCATGGACGAACGCACGGAGTTTGCTGACGCAACGTCGGTTGGCACTCCCAATAGTTCCACTGTCAACGTCGGTGACATCATCGATCTGGAAGTGGCCCGCGATATCGGTGACGGCAGCAATATGTACCTCGTGGTGCAAGTCACTACCGCTATCACCTCTGGCGGTTCTGCTACCGTCCGCTTCAAGCTGGCGTCGGATGCGACCACCACCATCGCAGTCGATGGCACTCAGACGGAGCATATTACGTCTGATAGCATCGCTGTTGCGACGCTGGTGGCTGGTTATCAGTTGGCTATGCCTATCCCGATGGCCAATCCTGACTATGAGCGTTACCTCGCCTTCCAGGTTGAGGAAGATGCTGGTCAGGCCCTCACGGCTGGCAACGTCAACGCTTTCCTGACGATGCACCCACCGAAGTGGCGTTCTTACGCTGACGCCAGCAACTAGGTATGGTTGGCCCTGGTTTGGTATCACGTGATACCAGCCGGGGCCTCCATATAGGAGGAAGAAATGTTAGTTAAGCTGAAAAGAAAATGGTTCGCTCCGAATAGCGTTCGCTACCGTCAAGCGGATGCCTTTGGTCCTTGCGAAGTTCCCGACACTTTGATGCTGGACCTTCCTAGCGATGCCGAAGTGGAGCAACTCGACGGCTCTTGGATTAGGGCGAATGAATTGAAAGCGCAGATCGCAGATATCGCGAACGATGATGAGGGTGGTGACGACGACGATGAGGATGAGGGAAACGAAGATAAAGATCAGGAGGAGGGCGAAGGCAAAGAGGGAGAGGACGACGATGAAGATGAGGGGGGTAAGGAAGAGGAACCTGAAGACCCTTCGGCAGCTTTCAAACGAGAGCTGAAGGAGAGCAAGGGTGATGCCGCTTTTAGTGCCGCTCAGGCTGCACATACGGCTGCTGCGAAAGTGAAGAAGTCCCGCAAGGGTAAACCTAGCGGCAAGAGCCGCGCAAAGAAGTAAGGAGCCGATCCCATGGCCTCATTCACCGCTGTTAACGACAGCTTGGAACTCTCCGTCCCTGCCAAGGGGGAAGACGTTTCCATCAACATCTCTGGCACCTACGCTATGACGATCCTGTTTCAGATCGAAGTCGGTTCTCCCGGCTCTGGAGCATGGCAGACCCTCAACACTTACAGCACGGCGAACGCTACCGTCGCGGCCACGTACACCACCAAGTCTCCGAACGAAAAGGTTCGCCTGTTCGTCTCTGTGGATACCAGCGGCACGGCTATTGCCTTGCTGACGGACGCCAGCACCATCAATTTCCCTGAGGCTGACATCCGTGATACCAACGGCAACTTGCTCCTCTCCTTCGACCAGGATGGGATGGTCTTACCCACTTCCGGCCCTCGCATCAACGGCATTCCCGTCGCTGACGCCAACCGTGCGGTCATCTTCGAAGACTTCCTGGGTACATGGCTCAAGTCTGACGCTGGCCCCGCCGATCTGTGGTCCTCGACGGCTGGCTCTGGTACGGCTAACGCCGCAGCGGTCACTGTGGCTGCTAGCTTGAACGGCGAAGTCACCATCAAGTCAGCGTCGGATGATGGCACCCACGCTGCCAACGGCTCGACCTTCACTGGTATTAACCTTGGTTATAAGGCCAACCAGGGTGGTCTGGAGATGGGCGTTCGCCTTAAGATCGATGACGTATCTGAGGCTGCTGTCTTTATCGGCTTCACGGATACAATCTCGACTACGGTCGAGCTTCCGATCTACCTGCTGGCTGGGGCTGTTGATAGTGACGCAGCGGATGCTTGCGGCCTCATCTACGATGTCGATGCCACCACCGATCAGTGGTACGTCGGTGGTGTGGCGGCTGGTACGGATACGGAACCGACTGCCATCGCGGCTGTCGTTCCTGTCGATGCAACCTATCTCACCGCCACTGTTCGTGTGAGCGCGACCGGCGAGGTCGAAGGTTGGATCAACGACACGTATATCGGCAAAGTTGGCTCCGCTGTCACGGCCACGACCGCCCTAACCCCAGCAATCGTCGTCGCTAACCGTAGCGCCAATCAGGTCATCCTGACTGTCGATTACATCTGGGTGGCTCAGAACCGCTAAATGGGATCACGTGATCCCAGGTGATCCGGGGAGGAGGTTTCGATCCTCCTCCCCTTTTTCTTTTTCGGAGGATGTGATGCCCCATAAGATGGTAAGCCTGGAGCGTAAGCGGGAAAGCTTCGATGGCTCTGCTGAAGTTGACCTCCCGAAGAAATTCTTCCCTCACTCTATGTTCCTCGACGGCGACGAGATTGGCGACCTTGGCCTCGACGGCGCGAAGCTGGGCGACGAACGCATGATGATGGTGAAGGTTCGCGTCACCTCCATATCAAGTCATGAGAGTGAGGGAAGCAAGAAAAAGGATAACAGCTTAACTCTTGATCTTATTGAGGCTGCTGTGGCTCCTGAGGGTAAGTCTAAAGCCAGCCGCATCTTTGGAGATGACGATGGCGGTAATTAGCAAAACGCGCATTGGCAATCTAGCGCTATCCAACGTCGGCGCTCGCTCCACCATCCAGAGTATTGACGAAGCCAGCACTGAAGCTCGGCTGATCAAGCTGTGGTATGATCACGCGCGCCAGCAAGCCCTGGCTGAGTTTGATTGGTCGTTCGCTAGGAAGAGGCAAGCTTTAGCAGTGCATAGTGTGGCCGCACCTACGAATGAGTGGAACTACAGATATCAGTACCCAGCAGACTGTCTTGCTCCACGCCATATCGAAAATCCAGCGGGCCTTGAGGGTGATAGCCCCGCGATGGAGACGGTTAACGCTGGCGATGGGACTAGGAGCATTGTCACAGACAGTGAGGACGCTTTTCTTCTCTACACGTTTGATCTGGAGACGGTTAGCCTCTTCTCGCCTCACTTCGTTACTTCCTTGAGCTTCCTCCTGGCTTGGTACATCGCGAAGCCTATGACCGCCAAGGATAAGGTTAAGCAGGAGATGATTACCTCGTACTTTTCCACGGTAAACATCGCAGCGGCGCATGACGCTAACCAAAGCGTTCCTAGAGCCCCGCGAGAGGCTGAAACCATTAGGGGACGCTAGATATGCCCTCCACGATACTCCCATCTTTTTCTCGCGGTGAGTTGTCCCCTTCTTTGCATGGGCGTGTCGATACCGCTGCGTACCACACTGGTCTGGCCACGGCGCGGAACGTCTTCATCCATGCCGCTGGTGGCGTCAGTAACCGTCCTGGGCTTAAATTCATAGGTCCTGTGGGGGACCACTCCAATGTGGTCCGTCTGATCCCCTTCAAGTTCAAGACTACGGATACTTATATCCTTGAGTTCGGCCACCTTTATATGAGGGTGGTCCGCGAAGATGCTCACGTTCTTGAGGCTGCTAAAACAATCACTGGCGCTACTGCGGCGAACCCTGTGGTAATCACGGCTACGTCTCATGGTTATTCTGATGGGGATGAGGTTACAATAACTAGCGTCGTTGGTATGACAGAGATTAACAACAGGCGCTTCATAGTAGCGAACAAAACGGCGAATACTTTCGAGCTTACTTCACAGGCTGCGGGCGCTAACATCGACGGCTCCGCTTTCACTGCCTATTCTTCTGGTGGTTCCTCCTTCAAGGTTTTCGAGTTAACCACCACCTACGATACGGCTGATCTCCGCAACATCAAATTCACACAATCCGCTGACGTTATGACGTTAGCGCACCCAGATTATGATGTGAGAGAGCTTACCCGTACCGGCCACGCATCCTGGACCTTGACGGCTATTAGCTTTGCCCCTGGCCAGAATGATCCGACAGCGATAACAGCTACGCAGGATGGAGCTACAGGTTCGACTTCCTATAAGTACAAGGTAACGGCTATCAATGGTGATGATCTGGAGGAAAGTCTCGCGGGGTTGAACACTACTGCGAAGACGATCACTGGCGCTACAGCCGCTAATCCTGTTGTGATAACCTCCGCATCCCATGGTTTTGCTAATGGAGATGAGGTAGAGATCAATAGCATCGTCGGTATGACGGAGATTAACAATAGACGGTTTACAGTGGCCAACCAAGCAACTAACACCTTTGAGCTTGAGGGTGAGGATGGCTCCAGCCATACTGCGTATTCTTCGGCTGGCACCGCCAACCTCACTCATTTCGAGGTGACAGATGGTAACGCCACCCTCAGCACTACGGATCACATAGATATTTCCTGGACGGCAGCTACTGACGCTCAGCGTTACGCCGTCTATCGTTTTGATAACGGTTTGTATGGTTTGTTGGGGGAGACGGAGACTACAGCATTTGTTGATGATGGTATCACTCCCGACTTCGACTTTTCGCCCCCTCGCCCACGTGAGCCATTCCTAACTACTGACAACAAGCCTGGGGCGGTCAGCTACTATCAGCAGCGCCACGTGTACGGTGGGACCAACAACCAACCGGATACGTCCTGGTTCTCCCAGACGGGTAGCTTCAAAAACTTGTCCGTCTCTACCCCTGGCCAAGCCGACGATAGTATCACGGCCACGCTGTCTTCGTTGGAGGTGAATGAGATACGCCACTACATTCCCCAAGGCTCCTTGATCGTGTTAACCAGCGGCGAAGAGTGGGTGATAGATAGTGGTGAGAATGTCGGTTTCGAAGCTGCAACGATCTTCCAGAACCCCCAAACTCGCTGGGGTGCTGGACACCAAACTCCTGTCACTCTAGGGCGCACAATTTTGTTCGTTCAGGACGATGACCGGACTTTGCGAAGCTTAGGCTTCTCCCTTGATGTGGATGGCTATAGCGGCTCTGATATGACGGTGCTTGCGTCACATCTATTTGAGACGTACACAATCCAGGACTTGGCCAGAGCCAAGGGGGAGGAGCCTTTGGTGGCTGCTGTCAGAACTGATGGTCAGGTGGGTGTGCTTACCTTCCAAGAGGAGCAGGAGGTCGTGGCATGGACGCATTGGGATACGCCAAATGGTAAGTTTGAAAGCGTGGCGTCAATTAGGCCAACATCGACGGAGAAAGACGAAATCTTCTACTTTGTCGTTGAGCGCATCATCGATGGTAATACGGTCAAGTACATCGAAAGAGTACACAGTCGGCGTTTTTCAGACATTCGCGATGCTTTCTTTGTTGATAGTGGGGCATCTCTTGATAGCCCTATTACAATTACGGGGTCTACTGCGGCGAACCCAGTCGTGATCACGGCTGCGTCCCATGGTTTCTCAAATGGGGATAAGGTGGACATCAATGGCATCGTATGGGTGGCTAATACGGATGCTATCGGGAATGAGACGCAGCCCGATCAATTGAATAACCGTCGCTTCACGGTCAGGAATAAAGCCACGAATACTTTCGAGCTTGAGGATGATGAAGGTGATGCCGTGGACGGCTCCGCTTTCAATGCCTACGTCGAGAGCGGAGAAGTGAGAGCGACTTTCACTACGCTGACTGGGCTACACCATCTTGAAGGTCAGACCGTGGTGGCTTTATCAGACGGCAACGTGGTCAGCAGCCTTACCGTATCTAGTGGCTCTATCACTCTCCCTCGCGCTGCCAGTCGGGTTCACGCTGGGCTCAAATTCATCGCTGATGTCGAGACGCTTAACATAGAGGATAAGGCTCCATTGCGTACAGTCCAGGGTGCGTTGAAGCATATCCCCGAAGTCACGATCCGTTTCGATAAGACTAGGGGTCTATGGGTAGGTCCGAACAGTGATTTCCTGGATGAGATGAAGCAGCGCGAGGATGAGGATTATGGTGATCCCACCTCTCTGCTTACCGGCGATAAGAGTATCACCATCCCCTCCGAATGGGAAGTGGATGGCAGGGTGTTTATGCGCCAGCTTGATCCTTTGCCCTTCAGCATCCTAGCTGTCGCGCCAGAGCTGGAGATGGAGGATGGCTAGTTACGAGCTAGTCTCCGCTAAGGCCAGACACGCAGTCGATATGGCTCCCCGTATGCGTCAGGTAGACGTTGACGAGGCTTGGGCTGCGGCGCATTACAAGCCTCTAAAAGCTCTGATGGTGTCCTGTTTGGTATCACGTGATCCCATGGCTTTCTTGGCTGATGGTAAAACTATGTGGATGTTTGGCGTTGGCCAGCGCTCACCTTTCTCTTCAATCGGTCGTCCTTGGATGTTGGCGGCTGACGGCTTGGAGGGGCATTCGCGAGTGTTCTTGAGGATGAGTGTCAACTACGTGAAAGAGATCGTTACGTGGTATGACCGCTTGGAGAACCACGTTGACGCGCGCAACAAAAATACAGTAAAATGGCTTAAATGGTTAGGGTATGTTGTGGAGGAACCCGAACCATTTGGCGCGGAGGGTCTTCCCTTTCATTTCTTTCACATGGAGCGGTAGAATGTGCATCGTATCAATCGTAGCCCTGGCCACAGGAATTGGTAGCGCTCTCGCTGGCGGTGGCGTTGCTTTTGGTGCTGCTGCTGCTACTGGTATAGGTGGTATTACTTTAGGCGCTGCACTTGCTACTGACGCTCTGCTTGTCGGCGCAGCGGGCTTGGCTTTGAATGTAGCTGGCCAACGCCAACAAGCTGAGGGCTTGGAAATTCAAGCCGACGCGATCCAAATCCAGGCTGAGGCCCAGAAGGAACAGGCCCAGGCTGAAGTGGCGGCGGCTGAAGCTGTTTCGGCGCAGAATGATTTCGTCGCTGCGGTCGAGGAAAATAACGCTGAGATCGCTGACAATCTTGCTGAGGATGCAAGGCTTCGGGGTGAGGCTGATATCCGAACTCTTCGTTTAGCCACCCGTCGCTTGCAGGGCGAAGCCAAGGTGGGCTTCGCTGCAAGGGGGTTGCTTGTGAGTGAAGGCACCCCCCTAGATATTGCGGGCGACATCGCGGCTATTAGCAAGTTGGATGAACTCACCATCTCTACTAACGCTGAACGTGAGGCTATGGCTTTCCACACTGAAGCTAAGAATAAGCGTTCGGCTGCTGAGTTGGCTAGGATGCGGGCGGAAAGCCCCAGCACCGCTGGTAGCGGAGCGCTCTTGTCCGAAAGCACTGCTCTCCTCGCGGACGCTCGACGCCAAGTTGGTGGGGCCACAGGTCTAAGCTCATTCGGCACTGCCTTCTCTGGTTTCAGTTCTCTTGTGAACCGTTTCGGTTCCTCATTCGCTACCGGTTAATAGGACGATAAAAATGGCAACCATTAGACCAGCTCCTTCCGTTCGTCCCCAGCGGGGTCCTGTAGCTTTTGAGGACCCCGGTGATTTGTCAGGCACAGGAGGTGAGAGACAGGCTCAGCTTTTGGCGGCGGAAGCTCGCCGCACAAGTAACGCCGCGAGTGTCGCTTCTCAGGCGGGTACGCTAGTTGAAAGCTTGAGCAAACGGCTGGGCGGCGCAGGGGAAGATTTCCTCGTTGGGGCAGGAGAGATCGATGATCTTCGTGTTGAGCTTGGTGCGGCCAGTCGTCGCATTGACGAGCGTGAAGACGCGATCATGACCTCTATCATTGAACGTGATTTTAGGATTGAGGGTAATAGGTTGTTTCAAGCCGCTAAGGCTGGTGGTTTCGCAACACAAGGTAGGATAGCTGATTTTAAGGCGGCGCTGTCCCAACATTTGGGTTTGGTTTTGAATGGAGATGGAGGTAAAAATCCTGGGGAAGCCAGCAAGCTGCTACTCGCGAAAAGCAAAGTAGCGCTGAATAAATCTCTACAAACTATTGTTGCTGACCTAAATAAACAGGCTGCGGAGGCGGGCAACAAGGAACAGATAGAGATCATGGATATGGCGATGAACACCACTAGGCGTCGTTTGAACGCTATGGTGTCGTCTGCGCCACACCATTTCAAGGACATATTTAGGAGCTGGCAGAAAGCGGTAAGCGGCGACCCTAATGATCCTGAAGATCAGGGGAGATATGCACCGACAGCTAACCCACATCAAACTGCGGTCATGCTGAACAGTGGTATGAAAGCTTTTGCCAATACTGCTATTGAGCGTTATCGCGCCGCCCAGGATTTTGACAGCGTGAGGAGGGTGCTTCGTGACCCTGAAGTTGTCGCTGTCTTCAGCACTGATGAGATGCGAGAAAAAGAAATCCAACTGTCTATAGACACAAAAGATTTCGGCAGTGAGAGAGCTAGGCTTATAAAAGAGCAAGAAGCTCTAAGTAGAGCGATAGCTGAACAAGCTGCGGCTTCGGCCAAGGATACCCAGGCGGAACTTGAGGATGATGCCAAACGAGCGGCTGCTACGGCTGCTGTTACCCATCGTGAGAATGTTCTCGCGGTGGAACGGAAGACATTCGAATTCGAGGAAACGCAGCGAGTTTCTGAGACTGAGCTTGCGGCATCTCAAGCAGAGTTGAAAAAGGGACAAGACCTTCTGGAAATAGCCAAAGGTAGGTTTAACGCCGATAAAGATAATGCTGATGCCAAGAATGCGTTAACGAAAGCTGAGCAAGACCTACGGGGTAGGGAACTCGACTTCCAGGAAAAGAAAGCTCGCTACGATGCCCAGGTTGAGTTTACTAAGCGCGACCAAGAACTACAAAGGCTGGCATTAGACCTCCAGAAGAGAGAGAACGCCCTTTCGACAGCGCAAGATAAACTCAAAGCTTCTACTGAGATTGCTAAATTGCAAGCGCAACTCGCGGAGGGCCGAGCTAAATTGCGTGAGGATCGTCTGAAGTTTGCTGAAAAGAACTTTAAGCCTGAGCAAAAAGCAGAACTGGCTCGTCTGACGCAAGAAGCTAATGAGGCCAGAGTGGCCGCAGAAGCGGCGAAGAATGAGGCTATTCGTATCCAGAACCAGAATACTCTTACCAATGAGTTGCAGGATGGTAAGAACGCCTTGAGGGAGCGTGAGTTGAAGGTGGGCGAGGAGAGGCTTGCTCACGGTAACGCTGTTTTGGCGTTTGAGCGAAGAACTGCTGGTGTGGAGCTTGATGACAAAACCAGGGCTGAGAAGATCAGGCTGGAGAAACTGGACGCAGAAATCAGGGAAAGAGAGATTAAAAACGAGCGCACCAGGGTTGAGCTTGAGCGTAAGGGAGCGAAGCTGGATAAGAGTTTGAGCGATACCGCCCCCCCATTCAGTTCAAAATCTAGTAGGACCGATTTTGTCAACTTCACTACCACAAACCTTGAAAGGTTTAAGGTGGCGATAGCTCTTGATCATGCGGTACGGACACCTGACCAACAAGGTCTGGTAGTGGCGTTCGTAGAGGCAGTAAACCAGATGCGGCAAATCGATCCCATCACCAAAACAAAGAGCGATGTGAGTGTAGTCATCAGGGATGCGTTCGCTAACGTAGGCATCGATGTCAATAAGTTAAGTACGTTGGACCCACGCTCGCGTCAGGTGATCTTCGGTGGTGCTGGTGGGCCTGATCTGGGTAACGCTGCGAACTTGGTAGAGAGGGAGATTGGTTCTGGTGGGTTCCCATCTACAAACAATGTAGCGCCTAAACCCCCCGCCACCGTAAACCAAGCGCAAGCTCAGCTTCCCGCAGCGGCAGCTAGATTAGCTAGCCTACAGCCGGTAGGGATCGGCGGCATCTACAATAGCGTCAACATACTAACCGGCCCAGGTCCGTCCGCTGCTGCCGGTGTAGCTGGCCTCGCTATCATAGGCGACCTCGTGCCATTTGGTCAGAGGGTCATCGACGCTCGTACTAAATTCGAGGCGTTTAAGGGTGCATTGGTTGACGCTTTCGTTCGCACACAACGAGAGGGCCAGCCGGAACGTGAGAGTGTTCTAAATACAGTGTTGAAGAGAGTAGATACCGGCTTCTTAGATAACGATGATGCTCTGGCCACGGCTCTAGGGGCTCTTGACCAGTTTTTAGAGGTCGAATTTCAAAATCTCGATATCGCAGTGCAGAACTTCGATGCGGCGGGTACTGAAGGTGGTGGTAGCCCAAGCCCGCTTGAGCGAGGTAAGATATCTAACAGGATGATAGCTATCCAACACGCTCGTAGATATATCGGCGCTCCTCCTTACGCGAACGGGCTCGGGTTTACCGCTGAGACTTTAACGGCGGATACGGCTTTGATGGTTGGCGCACTTCTTCGGTATGAGCGTCTTCATGGGGTTCAGTTGGAAGCTTTTGACCCCGATACTGGGACTGGCGGACGTATGATCTTAGATGGTCAGTTGGTGGACTTGAGCCCCCGCCTCATCAAGATGGTACGCGACGCAGCCGCAAGCGGGAATTAAGTTATGGTAGATGTCTCCATAGCCGACGATCAGGCAGAACAGATCAATGCAGTCAAGCAGGCTGAAACCGATCAATTAGACCTCCAGTCTGGTGGGGCTGATGTCGGTGAAAGTTTCATCCCCGACCCTGTTGAAGCCCCTCAACCGGATAACACCGTTGGCGGGTTAGTCACAAGACGTACCAAGAGGGTGGATACCGCTCCTGCGGTTAGGGTGGACGCAGCGCCAGAAGTGGTATCACGTGATACCACCGTAGATAAGACAGTTGGTGGCCTCGTCACGCCTCAAGCAAGTACAGCAGAAACCGTGGTGAAATCCACTGCCTCCGGTTTCCTTAGAGCTGGGTTATTGCTTCCCGGCGCTATAATGGGTGGACTGGCCGGAACTGCTATTGCTGGGCCTTTTGGTACTATTGTTGGGGGTCTAACGGGCTTAATCGCCACCGCATGGGCTGGTGAGAATGCGGCCAAATCATTAGAGGAACAAGGATTAGGGGCTAACCCCATTGATGTCGATGTGCGCGATAAGCCCGCTGCTGTCTTCGGTCAACTACTTGGGGCTTCTTTTGCTGGCGGCGGCACTGTTTTTGTAGTTGCTAAGACAGGTCTGAGGTTAAGCCAATCTATCGTGGGTAACTTCATAAATCGCACTCTGGATTGGGCTAAGACCAATCCGCTGAGATTTGCCTTTCTGGAAAGTACCTCAGCCGTTTCCGCTGGTGGTGCTGAAGCGGTCTACGAGAGTGTGGACCCAGATAATCCAATCCCTCGCACTGGCGTTGGCCTCGCAGCGGGTGTTCTAAACCCCACGAACATGACGGTGTTTTTCGCTCGCAAGATTTACCACGGTTTGAGAGCGGCTAAATCCGCTGCCGGTGGTACTTTCGGTATTGACGCTGCTGGCCGCGAATTGTCTCGCTTGTGGGCTGCTGCTGGAGAAGACCCTGAGACGCTTGTACGTATATTGGCTGACACGCAAGCTCTGGAAAGGCTAATCCCCGGTTTGACCGAAGGCGGCACCTTGGCTCAACGAACTGGCCATCCTGCGGTTGTTAGACTAGAGGCTAATTTAGCGGCGCGGGATCAAAAATTTTATGCTCATCGTCAGGGTGTGGGGGACGCTACTCTTGAGGCTTTACTCAACACCATTAAACTTCTGAAGGCTTCTGGTAGTCCAGGGAATTTACAAGAGGCTGCTAAACTGTGGAGGGGCAGGTATGAGAGCGCATTAGAAAGGCTGGTCGGTTACGCTGAGATAGAAGCTAGGGCTGCTGTCGGTAGGATACTCAAAGAAGGCGACACTGCTGTTGATGAGGGCCGCATATCGGCTGAGGTTACTGAAGTTCTCGCCAATTCTCTGAGTGTTGCTCGCGGCGTCGAAAGAGAGTTATGGGCTGCTGCGGGCAAAGGCATGGATAGTCCGGCTACGTGGCAAAGTGCGCTGAAGCTGAAGGCGATACTGGAGGGTGATCTACCTGTTTCTGTCAAACTTCCCCAGATAATGCTCGACCAATTTCAGGCGCTCAAGGAAGCTGGGGATTTGATTAAAGCCGCTGAGCTTGGCGCTCGGATACCCGCTGCTCGACTGAAAGAAGCTCGTAACCTTTTCACGGTGAAAGAATTACTTCTGTTTCGTGGTGAGCTTTTGGAAGCAGCGCGGGATGTTCCTGTTACGCAGCACAAGATCGCTCGTAGACTTGGCCTCATGGCGGAAGCGTTGCTTGATGATGTTGTACGCGCAGGGGCGTCAACTAAGAGTAAGAAATCCGTCGCCGGAACCACTCCGCTTGACGACGCCAGAGCATTTTCTCGTATGCTGAATGATATCTACCTCCGTACTTTCCTGGGGCAGATACGCAAAGAGACTGCTTACGGCTACACGGTTCCAGCAGAAGTGGTGTTGAGAACTGCTATGGCCAGTGGTGGTCCTAAGGCTGCGCTACGCTTCGAGGAGTTGACTGAGGGAGCTAACTTCATCCCTGTCAGGAAATTGTCTGACGGAGGCACCACCCTGTTCAGGGAACAGATGGCGCAGATGAACCAGAATTCCAAACTCCTGTACGATCTTCAATCCAGGTTCCTGCGTATCGCCGCTGATGCAGCCGTGGATGAGGAGACGGGGCGGCTAAGTATCAAGTCCTTGCGGGCCTTTATGAAGAAATCTGCTGCTGTGTTACAGAGGTTTCCAGAGGTCAAGGCTGACTTGGATAACGCTATTAGGTCGGAGAGAAATTTCGCGAAATGGGCTAACATATTAACCGGCAACAAGAAAGCTCTGGATGATGGGAAAGGTATTATTGGGGGGCTTTTGGGCACAGAGAGCGCTCCTGAATATATCCGTGGGGTTATGGGGGGCAAGACACCTATAGCTAAACTTGACGAAGCTCTGAACCTAGCTAGAGGTTCGACTGGTGGCCTAGATGCTGAAGACGGGTTGAGGCTTAGTATCTGGGAAACAATATTTGGATCAGCTACTCGTAGCGACGGGGCTATCGATCTGGATGTGCTACTACACGTTTTGAATGCTCCCATCAAACCTGGGTTGATGTCCATCAGGGAGTATATGGTGACGCGAGGTCTTCTGGCTCCTGAAGATAGCAACGTCATAGCTCAGATAGGCAAGCTTGAACAAAATCTACGGGCTGCTATTGCGGGCCAAGTTACCGGCGAGGAGATCACAACGACGCCAAGTATGTTCTTCAACTTCGCCCTCAGGCTTGGTGGTGCGGAAGCTGGTGGTCAAGCGTTAGATATCGGGCAAAAATTAGTAGGCACCTCTGGTAATATGGCGTCATCTCTGATCGCCCGCACCAGGGGCTCTCAACTGGCTGTGGACCTCATTGAACGTATGCCCAGGAAGGGTATAAGGCAGATGTTAGTAGACGCTCTCAGCGGCGCTCCTCTCGTACCTAATGGAGAACGGTGGGGCCTCTTGAAAGAGCTTATGAAAAACGTCGAAGACCCTGCGGTGGCCTCTCAGAGCGCTATTCGTCTCCACGCTTACGCTTGGGCTGCTGGGCTGTTAGGTGCGGAAGATGAGGTACGTCTCCTCACTGAAGACCAGCCTGGAGTACCTGAGGATAAGTCGGTGGGTGGCTTAGTATCACCAGCGGAAACCGGCTTCGACAAGTTCAAGAAGCTGTTCTTCCGCCAGCAAAGTTCCCCTATACCTGGGATCATTGAATAGGTTATACTCACCTGGGATCACGTGATCTCATCAGGAGAAAGACATGACAGTAGAAACGGCTACGGCTAAAGTCACCGCGAACGGCAACGATGTAGCAACAACTTTCTCGTTCAGCCCTATCGTGCTTCCAGCGTCCGACGATCTTGAGGTCACTCATGTTGATGCTGATGGCGTCGAGACGGTGTTGCCTGAGGGTACGGGCGCGAGCGCTTATGCTGTCGTCGTCACCACCTTCCCTGGCACTGGCTCTATCACTTACCCCGAAGATGAGGTAACCCCTCTCCCCACAGGAGAGAGCGTGATCATGAAACGGTTGCTCACTCATGAGCAGCAGACAGACTTAGAGAACCAGGGGGGATACTTCGCTGATGTCTTAGAGGCTCAGCTCGATCTCTTTGCCATGATGGATATCCAGCTTCAGGAAGAGTTGGATCGCTCCTTCAAGATCAAGATCGCGGACACCACCCTCACTGACCCGGAAATCCCCAACGCTGGTGAGGATGGCACCGCCGGTGATGTGTTGGCCTTGAATAGCGGTAAAACTGCTTTCGAGTACGTTACGCCCAATACCGGTTCGCATCTCACGCTGCCTACCAGCTCGACAGACAACGGCATCGCTAGGTTCAGCGGCACCGCTGGTAAGACTTTTGAGAACAGCGGTATCACTATCGATGACAACAACATCATGCAACACGCTGCCCAGACACGGTGGGTGAAGGGTGCGGATATTGCTTCAGCATCCCCCTTGGTGCTGGGAACTGATGGCAACCTCTTCGATGTGACTGGTACTACAGGCTTTACCTCAATCACCGTGGCCGCTGGCATCCTCTTCACTCTCCAGTTTGATGGCGCATTGACATTGACGCACAGCGCTACCCTGATCATGCCTCATGCGGCCAACCAGACTACCCAGGCTGGTGATAGGATGTTGTGTATTTCGGAAGCAGCGAACACCACTAGGGTTATCGCCTATACTCACGCTACCGCAGCGGCAGCTCGCACTGACATAAGCGCACAGGCGCAAGGTGATGTACTTGATGATCTGAACACCCTTGGCGCCAATGCTGCCGACAGCGAATTCCTAGTAGGCACAGGCGCCGGGGCCTTGGCCTGGGAGAGCGGTGCCACCGCTATTGCTTCCTTGGGTATCATTACGGCCACCACTTCGGCTGAGGGGCTTGTGGAGCGCTCCACTAGCGCTGAGAATGTGACTGGCACTGATGACACGGTTTACCCAACTGTGGCTGGTACTAAGGAGATGATTGATACTCACGCAGGTACACCTACGCTGAGTAGCTTGGGTATTGCCAACCATGATGATATTGTCGTTTCAGCAAGCGGTGAAATGACCAACGGCACCCAGCCAGTATTCCTTGTCACCCCTAGTGGAACTTTATCAAACGTCACTGGCGATGACACCGTATATACAATCGTATGGGCATCTGAAGTTTTTGATATTGGGGGAAGTTTTTCTTCAACAACATTTACGGCTCCCATAACAGGAAAATACTATTTGTTTGCGACGGTATCAGTGAGTGGATTAACATCCAGTCACACCCGCATCATCTCGGGCATTACTGTAAGTAACCAAACCGTCTCAGGCTATCGCAACGGTTGTTGGAGTATGGCCGATCAAGCCGCTGGCCATATAATCTACGGCATGGGTGGTTTCGTAGATATGGACACATCAGATACCGCTACTACGTATATAAGAATAACAAATGGGACCAAAGTCGCTGATGTTCACGCCGGTAGTGGCAACAGCTTTTTTGGTGGCGTCTTAGTCACATAAGGAGGATGAGATGAGCTACACACTGACAGCAGAACAACGTGAAATCTGCGAGAGGGTAATGCTTCCTAGCGAAGTCGATAATTATATTCAACATCGATGGGACGAGGGCGGCAATGCTACTGTTGAAGGGAAGATAGCTGTCTGGTCGGCTGAGCCTCCTATAGGTTATGAGGAGGCACGGCGTCGTAAATACCCAGAATTAGGGGACCAACTTGATGTGATCTGGAAACAGTTCAATCAAGACCGCTTAGGGGGTAAGGCCCTAATCCAAGAAGTGGATGATATGCTTGGTGGCATCCTTGCTACTAAGTCAGCACACCCGAAGTCGTAGGAGCAAAACCATGCTACCACTTATTACTGCCGCCCTCCCTATCCTTGGGAAGGTTCTGGATAGCGTTCTCCCTGATACAGAGGCTCGGGATAAGGCCAAGGCCGAACTCAGTATGGCCATGGTTTCACACTCTGCGGATTTGGAGAAAGCTGCCGCCAGCGTCATCAAGGCTGAGGCTCAAGGGGATAGCTGGCTCCAGCGTAATTGGCGTCCCTTGTTGATGACTTCGTTCATGGCGATCATCGTCAACAACTACATCCTCGCCCCATACCTCAACGCTTTCGAAGTGACGGTTGTCACGTTGGAGGTTCCGCCTGGGATGTGGGCGCTCCTCAACGTCGGCGTGGGCGGCTATATTTTAGGCCGGTCGGGTGAAAAAATCATGAAAGAGCGGAACAAAGGATAGGGTCATGCTGGGGGATTTATCATTTTGGTTGTTGGTGGCTGGGGGAGCCTCTGTATCAGGCTTCATCCTTAGCTTTATGATGCGGAGAACCGGCGACCTACACAAACGTATCGATGAGATTGGGGCCTCACTATCCAGACATCAAATTGAGGTGGCGGAAAAGTACACCTCTCAGAGCCGGTTCGAGAAGACGCTCAAGGATATGGAAGCTCGGATAACCGACAGGCTTGCCCGCATTGAAGGAAAGATGAATGGCCACGGTTAAAGAACAACTGGTTATTGACCTGATCCGCGACGAGGGTCTCAAGACAAAGCCCTACACTGATACAGAAGGATTTCTGACGATTGGTGTAGGGCGAAACCTTGATGACGTTGGGTTGTCTCAAGATGAGATTAGGTATCTCCTATCCAACGACATTGAACGTGTCATCTACGAGTTGGATAACGTAGCGCCGTGGTGGTCTGGTATGACAGAAGCCCGCCAGATCGCTCTAGCCAATATGGCCTTTAACCTAGGCATCACTCGTTTGTCAAAATTTATTAATATGCTTTCAGCTCTAGAGGCTGGTGAATACGAACGCGCCGCCAAGGAAGCCCTTGATAGTAAATGGGCCACCCAGGTCGGCGCGAGAGCTTATCGTATTGCTGAGCAAATCAAAGAGGGTTAGTTCCCGTCCCTGCCGCTGAACCTGACGGTCCCCGGCTTAGCTGGTGGGTTCCGCCTTTCATGCCCTGGCGCGACGTAGCCCACTTCACCCTCTTTAGGCGGTGCGGGGTATATGACGCGACGCCTCCCATCCTCTTCATCCTCGGGAGTGCGCGCTGCGTTTCGGGGTATGCTGTAGAGTAATGCCTTCTGCATCGCCGCCGCTTCGTCGGTAGGGTCATCCCACTCCTCATGCTCAAACGTAAACGGGTCGCGGACACTGGCCACATCCCCTGAACGCCTTATCATCATCTCCAGACGAGCCAACGCACACCAAGCCACTTGTGCCGCATGATACACGTTGTAGTCGCTGGGATTGCGCTTTCCACCTTGCGGATCGTCGTCCATCATGTGGCCAAGTAGCGCATCCGAATATCGATCCCATCCATTCTCGACCTCCAGGTAGCCCATGTCGCCAGGGCTAGTGTTGTACTTTTTTACAGCGTTCTCCTGGGAGACTATAGCCACCTCCCGCAGCGCCAAGGGGAAGCGGGCCACACATCCAGTGTAGATCGGAACCTTGCCGTCGTCTTTCTTAGTCTTACTGTCATCCATCTTTCTCTCCTGGTCATGGGATCACGTGATCCCAGTTAGATATCGTTGTAGTGGTGCATACAGTAAACGATCTCAAGGAAGTCGTTGGCGTCGAGCGTGACCAACCAATCCTTCCTGTCCTTGCGGTGGAACACGGTGGGGATGATTGGCTCCCCAGGCTTTTGCTCGTCCGTCAGCTTCTTGAGAGCATCATAAAGGTTCAACTGTTGACGCCACTTAACCTCAATAGCTATCTCTATTCCAGCGGGATCGAGGTTCACCATGTTATGGATCACATCAGGGCTGTCAGGACCGCCCCTGAATTGCTGACCACGCTTTGCCTTCCAGCCCCAATCCTTAAGAAGCTGGACAACCTCCCGCTCCCCAATCTTTCCTTTGTCGCGGCTGAGCTTACCCATGGTCGATCTCCAACTCAGGCCACTCCTCGAAAGGCATAAACTTAATCTCTGATACAGGCAGCACCCTAGGAGGATGGTTAGGGTGGGTGACGATTATTCTTCCCTCAACGAGAGTTCCCAGCCATCCTTCAGGTAGCTCAAGTAATTTTTCCCAGGTCATTTGCGATACCTCTCCCCCTCCCATACCTCAGCACGGATTGGCCAACCCCTATACCAATCCCCAGAATAATATTCCATAATCTGTGTGAACTCTTTAGCGGAGCCGAAGTCCTCAGGTACGTCACAGACCACCTCATCATAGACGGAGAGGATCACAGGATAGCCAGCGGCTTCAGCGGCTAACTCAGCGGGCTTCAATATCTGACGAGAGATAGCCTGGACAGCGTTCTCCGTCAGCTTCCCACCGTAGGTATAAGTCCGCTGCCACCGTCCCTCCTTCTGTGACATATAAGTAAGCTGTGGCCTGGGGCTACAATCGCAATCTCCAGAGGCACAATCCTCACGCTCATCGATCTTGTGCCACTGGGGCATGGTCATGCGTATCTCAGGAGCCCAATACCAAAGGCGCTTGCCATCAGGGAGGACCATCGTCAGCCAGCCGTCTACTCTCTCGAATGAGATACCCTCTATGGCTTCGAATTCCTGGTCGGGATATCGCGTGGCGTCGAGCGCAGCGTCATCCATTGCTGGCCAGAGGGAGGTGGTAGCGTCATGCTTGCCCCTCCAGGCTCGGCAGATTTCGATAACCCTCTCATCTGTGTGTCGGTCGCTGTCATCAAAATTTCGCCACGCGCCAAGCGCGCCTTGATAACCGAAAGCAAGCTCTCCCGTTTTCCCGTCCTGACGTTCAAAAGGATGAGTTTTCTTAGTGACTGTTCCAGGGGGTAGTCCATGGATTTCATCTCCCATGAGTTCGTAGATAGGTTCGCCGTCGAGGAACGCTTGCATCTTCCACTTCTCACCAGCTACGAAGGCGAGAACGACAGCTTCAATGCTGGCGAAATCCCCAGCGATGATACGGTTGCCCCTCGAAGCTGTGATCCAGTGACGGCTGGCATTACCCACCGCTTCCATGGCATCACCGTAGAGACAGTCGAGCCACTTAGCGCTCCCCACGTTGATGTCTCGCACCATCTGATCAGGGTCCACTCCCTCCCCACGGCTGAGATTGAGAGGCTGAAACCCAGACCCCGTATTCCTGCCTGTGGCCGCACCGTGATACCTAGTTTGCCACCGCGCTCGCCCATCATTGCCGCAATGACGAAGCATGGCATCCATTTTCTTGGTACTGGCTCGGGCATGGCGGCGACGGATACTAAGCGCCTTCCTCACATCCCCCTTCGGACTATCTAAGCCGTCGAGGAGATCATCTATCGTATCCTTCTGTAGGTTCTCCATCTCCAGGCCACGCTCAGCTAACCAGGCTAGCACCTTATCCCGCTGCCCTGGCTTCAGCCCCGTCAGCTCCTTGAACTCAGCTTCCAGGTCCGCCGCCCTGTCATCCACGATGCGTCGAGCGCCCACGATCCCAGATCGATCCAGCCGTAGCCCACGGTGAGCGACCATAAAATCGTGGAGCCAAATCTTCTCTTCATCCTCAGGAAGCTCGCCCAGGATGTTCCCCACCTTACGCTCTAACTCGACATCGTTATCGCAGTAGGCCACGAACTTGGCCAAGTCCTCTGGTGGTATCTCAGATTTGGAGGTGGGGAGGTGGAGTTTGCTGTACTTGGTGATGAGCCGCCCACCCTCCGGGTCCTTGCCGGGAAGCCCAAGGGGGCGACAGAGCTTGTCCAGGGCGGCAGGGAGGGCATAGTAGGATGCCAGAGCCATACTGTCCCTCCAGCGGTCGAGGGGTATCTCAGGCCACCCCAGGCGCTTGACCCCTATGTTCTCCCAGATCGAAACTTCGAAGGCTGCGTTGTGGGCTTCGATGTGGCTGATCTGTCCTGGGTAGCCCATGTAAGCCCAGTCATCTATAGGGAACTTAGATCGCACCCCCGGCACTCTGCCTATGTCAGGGTTCACCCAGTGATCGATCTTCCCATCGTCCACCGCCCAACTAGCGCAGATGATTTCAGTGCTGGGGTGTTCGGAGTAGGACCAAGCGCCAACCTTAGTTAGGTCAGCTTCGCTGCGGGTTTCGAAATCGAGGACGATAGTCATGACTTACTCGTAGACCAGACAGATATACTGCTCTTGTTTATGCGATAGGTGTAATCTGACCCGTCGTCCCACCTTAGCACTCCTACGTCGCCAACCGCCATCTCTCCGTCCCGAAGCTTGTACCAGATACTTCTGGCTGTCCGTAGCATGAGAATGTCATTTCCCTGACCCGCCTCGTTTAAGATAAACCTCATACCTCCACCTCCTTTGGGATCACGTGATCCCGCCAGCCGTGAACGATCTCCATCAGCTCCCTGGCTGCGCCCTTGGTGATGAGACGACCATAGAGTGGCCCAGCCAGACGACGAGAAATCTCAGACAGCGCTCGCCGCCGCTCCGGTCGATGCGCCCCATTCTGAAGGAACCAAAGGTACTCGCCCTGGTGCGCGGGAAGCTCCTCATCGAAGCGGAACTTCATATCGTTGAGATAGCAGTTCCACCAAGCGTCGATGCCCTCCTCGCGACTGGCTTCGGTGATGCTCTCCCACTGCGTCTCGTACAGCGCGATCACGAAAGCCCTCTGGCGAGCCATGTGGACGCTCTCATGGGCGATGAGATGCTTGGGAACGGTCTTGGTGGTGGGGGCATACATACGGTCACCCCAGGCATAGATAACGCTGAACTTCTTGACGCTGGGGATCGCCTTGACGATCTCTTCGTAGTTAGGTGGTTGGCCAACGATGATCTTCATATTTCCCTCCTCAAAAAAGCACTAGGGGTGCGCCCGCGAGAACACACCCCTAGCTTCCCTACGAGACTTCAACATGAGAGTGGGTAAACCCATGATCCCTCTCGTAGAAACCTACTTACTTTTGCGCTTGCGGCGACCTTTGCCCTCGCTCTTGTCGCTCACCTGAGAGGTGAACATCGAAGCGCCAGCGTTGACGCCACGCAGAGGCTCGCCGTCCTTGGCGAACTGGTAAGCCTGGAGGTACAACGTGACGCCACGGTTGCCGCTGATCTCGTAGGCACTGGGGGTCACGATAGCGATGCCATAGCTGCCGTTGTAGACCTTACCACGCTCATCGAACGTCAACTGCTCAGCAGCAGCGTCGGCCACGTAGATACCACCGGGGGCATCTTCGCCGTGAGCGTTGTAGATGGTGCTGGCACGAATGATTTCCATACCAGCATAGGCATCGCCCGACTTGCCCTTCTTCTCGCGCTTCTTGGCAAGCTCATCCCCATCGTGAATGGGGCTACGGATATCGCCGTTATCGTAATCGTCGTCGGCGTCGTCGCCCCACTCATCGATGGCGCACTGGACGATGGCATCCTCCAGGTCCTCCAGCGCATCAGGCTCGAAAGCCATCTCCAGCTTGTAGCTGGGGGTTCCCTCCTGCCCCTTCTCGTTGGTGTAGATTTCCTTGGTGAACAACGAACCATTGATGATCCGCCCGACAGGGGTAACAATCTTCTTCGCTTCGGCCATAGTCAATCTTCCTTCTAATTATTGTGTTGGGGTTTGAACATAGACCTAGTGCTAGGCCCAGCTTCGTTGCGGGCATCACTGGCTTGAACCAATTGCATACCTTTCTCAGGTTTGAAAGCGTACTCAGTCGTGAACTTCTTCCCTCCTGGTAGTGTGTCGATCTTGGCTGGCGACTTCAACTCAGGCGTCGTGAAAGCTTTGTCTTTACCAAACTTCTTGATCGCTGCCTTCTCGGCAGTCTCCTTGAACTCGCGATTGGAGCGAGCCTTGACCAGCTTCCACCCTGGTATCTTCGCTCCTCCCTCAGCGCGGGCGAAACCATTCTCCCTCGCCGCCTTGATGCTGATCTTCATCACCTCGCCCAGGTCGAGCAAGCGAGCGATGTCCTTATGGGATAGCTTCTTGGCTCCCCCCTTCTCCTTCATTTTGGCCATGAGTTTCGTTAGCTCCTTCTCATCAGCAACGAGTTGTGGGCAAGCCCTCCAACGAGCGGGACAGAACCGGCAGTGATCACCACTGGCTGTGTCGGTTGATGTTTGGGCGCGGTCCATAGCTGGAACTAAAACATCGTCTAGCCAGTTAGCTAGCTCGCCTTTCGTAATTGACCACTCCCTCAATGGACCGTCGCTATGCCAACCCCTAGGTTGGGCTACGTGTAAGACAATACGTTTTGCCACTTTCCATAACCTAAGGTCAGTGAGCGCTCCACAAGCGTAATACATGAGCTGAGGGTTAGCGAAGACATCCACCACGATCCCAGCACCATGCTTGTAATCCCATACGTGGAGCGTGGACTTGGCCTCATCGTAGTGAACGAAGTCGGCAGTGCCGTAGAATAGTTCATGGATATCGGGGCAGTGGAACTTACGCTCTACCCAGGTGTTGCCCTGGTTCTGATCAGGGTGTTCGTAGCGCACTGCGTTGAGGTAGACCTGGACGGCATCAGCCATACCCTTGTCGATGTGGATAACCTGTTCCAGGTGTGGCATATCTTCGGGAGATGGCCCAGGTCCAACGATCTCACCCTCATACACCCACTCACCTATTAAAAGCCACGCATCGATCTCATCACCAGAGGTGAGGCATAGGGATGCTAAAGCATGAGCGGCGGTGCCAAGGGCTGCGAACTCACTCTCTGGGTCAATAACGCCAGCGCTATGACCCACGGAGCCGGGGCATACCATCCAACGGTATGCCCCACTCGCTCCTAGAGGAGAGTGAGCTTGTAGCTCGCTCACTCGCCAACCTCGCCAGCAACCATCTCATCGATAACGTCAAGGAACTCCTGACGCTGGTCGCCCTCAAGCTCGTTCACCTTGGTAGCATCGAAGACCTCAAGCGCGGCCATGACACCGGGAGCGCCGATATGTTCAGCGGCTTCGGAGCAAGCCTTGGTCAAGTCTTCGTCGCTGGGCTCATCATCAGAAGGGGATGCCTTACTCGCTTTTCCCTTTTTGCCGCCCGTATCCCCCTTCTTCTTGCGACGACCGCGACGACCTTTGGGAGCTTCCTCCTCGTCGTCATCGGAGGGGGCTGTATCGGCAGACTTCTTCGCTGCACCCCTCCCCCGTCTCCGCTTCCGCCCAACAGATGGGGCAGGAGTAGGTTCCTCCTCTTCCTCCTCTTCCTCCTCTTCCTCCTCTTCTTCCTCTTCTTCCTCTTCTTCCTCCTCTTCTTCCTCCTCGGCCTCAGCTTCGGCCTTGGCGTCGGCTTCCATCTCCGCTTTCGTCCGCCTCTTGCGCTTCTTCTTCGGTTCGGATTTGGGATCACGTGATCCCGAACCAACCTCAGGCAGGTCAACGGCTTCGGCTAGGGCTTTGCGGATAACATCGTGAGCCAGCGTCGCCGCTTGGGCGGGCGACACCTTACCCTCGACAGCATCTTCGCCAACGAACTCTTCCACTTGCCCTCTGAGCAAGTAGATACCCACGGTTACCTGGAAGCCGGAACCGTGTTCCTCTACGGCGATCTTGTTGACGTTCATGATTTCCCTCCTTCATGAGTACGATTGATAATTGTAAGCGAACTAAAAGGTGTGGTCAACTGTCTTTCCTCCTCATGTATTCAACTACGTTATCGATCCTAGCAGCGTCGGCCTTAAGCCACTTTATCGTAGTCTCCACTTTCTGTGTCCCGACGCTAATCTGATCCGACTTCTGCCACTGCGCCTTGACTTGTTCAGCCAAGGCTTTGATGCGCTCATCCTGATCTTTTAGCTTGTTGGTATTCTCCCTCTGGCCATACTTCATCGCGAACCATGCGCTTATCGGCGCAAAGATTGCCACCCCGAACAGTAACCAGTTCTTCATTAAGTCCAGTTCAGGCATGGCAACCTCAATCTCTTACATCAAGCGTCTCATAGATGTTGCGATCCTTAGTCACAACCTGGCTAATGATCTTCTCATGCAGAGTACCGGGGACGAAAGGCATATGCCCTAGCACCCTGTCTCCCTCCTGGCCGAAGCGATGTGTGCGCTCCAACAACTGATCGTTCTTTCCTGGCACCCACCAGGGTTCAGCTTGTACTACATCCTGGGCCTCAGTTAGCGTCCACCCTTCTCCCAAGGGCTGGACCTGACCAAGCATAATGCGTATGTCTGCGTCCTCTTGAAACAGATCGACCTGGGCTTGCTTCCTCTTGGTGCTGGTGCTGCCATCCATGTACGCAACACCATATTTCCCTAGGCGTTCCTTAAGGTAGTCTAGCACTGACCTATGCCACGCGCCAACCACTAACTTCTCCACACCACTATCGAAAAGGTCATCGATATAGTCAGCGATAGAAGGAGCCGTGGCCTCGCCCAACAAGCGGAAGGCTGTCGAGATAGCACCGTCAATAGGGATGCCTTCATCAAATGCGCCAGCGTCTAGTTCGTATAGCTTCTCGACCTTACTCCAACTCTTGTCGGCCATTGCCTTCTTGACTTCACTCGACGCAGCCAGAGGGAACACGTGCCATTGCTTTTTGGGTAGCTCTGGGAGTACGTCTTCCTTGAGGCGGCGGATCATTATCTCGCCGCGAAGGATAGTGCGAAGCTGTTCAAGATTGCAGGGGACGTTGCGGACCTCCTCTGACCAGTGCGGGCCATACTTCCACACCTTGCTCCCATCCTTGAGGGTAGTCTCGTATCTGCCCGTGACGAAACCCTGCCCTTTCTCATAAAAATAATCACGAAAGCTATCGACGCTGATGTTATCGATAGCGTCCCAGTTCAAGAGCCGGATTGCGTTGTAGCATTCGATGGGTTGGTTCGGGAGGATCGTACCACTGGCCATGGTAATACGCCCCGCCACCGACCTCAGCCCATCCTCCGCACAGATAGCTGCCGTCCTTTTATTGCCCTTAGGGTCTTTGAGGTAATGGGCCTCGTCTAGGATCAAGTGATCCCACCGCAAGTCGAGGATAGCCTGGAGGATGTTATTGTTCCTCAGCATATCGTAAGACACGATGAGGTAGTTTGTCTCTGGGCTAACCCCATCCTTGGCCTTAAGGACTGGGTAGGTGCGGACGTTAGACAGCATAGACCAGCGCCAGATTTCCCTCTCCCAGTTCAGTCTCAGGCTGGCAGGGCATACGACTAGGTTCTTCTTAGCCTCAATAGCATTAGAGAGCATGATCAGCTCAATAGTCTTGCCAAGCCCTGGAGCATCCCCTATGAGCGCGTGATCGCGAGAGAGGCAATACTCCACGGCTGCATACTGGTACTGGCGTGGGTCTTGCCCTGGTGGCGAGGGAGCCTCATAGAACATTGGCTCCGTCGCCCAGCTTGCTTCTACCGCATGGTCGCTCATGATTGTCCTAGAAACGCTGCTAAGATAATGAGAATGATAGTGATAGTGGCGAAATCCATCTCCTTACTCCTCTATCCTTCGGTACTTATCAAACAGGTCCATGCTGTGCGGTAGCACCCTCCTCAACAGGTCATACATAGCCTGGGCGTAAGCGCGAGCCTCAAACTGAGCGTGGCTGTGAAGGCGCAGCTTCATACAGTGCATGAGGTTGTGGAGGTCCTGGTTCCAAAGCCACTTCGTGTAAATGTTGAGCGGCAGGATCATACGCGCCAGCTCGTTAGGGATGCCATTATCGAGGGATGTTGCATACCCCAAATAAGACACTTCACAATGTTTCTCTATCATATTAACCCAAGCATAAGCATTCTCAATATCCCCCTCTTTGATATTTCTCCCTTGCTTATTGGTCGCAGACTTCACTCCTACGTTAACAGGGTCAGGGATATAGAACTGATTGGGTAGCTTGGTGTAGCGCGCCGATACCTCGTTGATGCTGACCGTCCTATGGCGAACAAACTGTCGCGCCACGAAAATAGGCATTTGCATCTCAAACCAAACCTCGATCATCTCGAATGGTGTAGTGTGGCCATTCTTGAGAAGGTATTCAGCCAGCTTCAAATCTTCCTCGCGGGTGCGATCCTTGTCGTCGGCACCGTCGAAGGAGAAGCGAGCAGCATTGGCTGGGTCCGTATCATCAGCGTCGAAGCGTGACCCAATCCCATCCCAGCCAACTTTATCAACACGTGGGGTGGGACCAGCGATGTTGCGAAGGATCACATAACCGTGATCTAGAACGTCGATCTTCATTTGAATTCCCTCCAGAAAAAAACCTGGGATCACGTGATCCCAGGCTAGTTTCAGGTCTACAGGTCTTCCACAGCCTTGTGGATGTCCTCACCAAAGATGGTAACCTCAGCGTCCATCTTCTCGGCCATGTGAGCCAGGAGCCGCATCTTGTCTTTGGCGTCCAGACCTTCGAAAGCATCGATAGCACCCTCAAGGCCCTTACCAACGGCCTTGCTTCTGAGCTTATGCTTCTTTACCGCTTTCTTGATCACCTTCTCTGCGTCATCCTTCGACATATTGTCGAAAGCTTCCTCAGCAACCTTGGGCGCGGACTTCTTAGGAGCTTCCTTCTTCTCCTTCTTATCCTTGTCCCGCTTCTCCTTCATCTTCTGACGGGTGCCTACGCGAAGGTCTTCCAACGCCAGCTTAGGATCGTCGGCAGCGCCGATGCGAGCCAGCTTGCGAGCGTTTTCATAGGACCACTTCTCATCGAGGTTATTTTCGCACCAAGATTTGAACTTCAGACCCAACTCATCGCAACGGGTCTTCACCTCGTCCAGCCTGATCGCCGCTGTGAGACGGTGATCGTCAGCCTTACCCTCACTCTTCGCAGCCAACTCCAAGCGGCTGTTGATTTCCTTGGCGAGCGGATCGAGAGCCTTCTCAGCCTTCTTCTGGGCAGCAGCCTTAGCCTTCGCAGCCTTCTCCTTGGCGGCTAGCTTCTCAGCCTTGGCAGCTTCCTTCTCCGCAGCCTTAGCCTTCTTCATTGCTTCTTTGGCTTTCGCCGCCGCGCCGCCGGTCTTCTTGGTCTTCTTCGCCATCGTTTTCCCTCCTCAGGGTTTCAATTGAAAATCCAGAGGTACAGTCCGTAGAGGTAGAGACAGAAACCTCCCGCCCAGACCACTATGTGGCCCCAGACGACTATCTCTCCTATGATATGTGTTACCCTCCGGTATCGCTCTTTAGCTTCCTCAGTGTACTCTAGCATATCCCTCCTTGTCTAGTGGTATCACGTGATCCCAAATCACTCAGTCGGTGGTGAGTACCGCCAACGACTTTTTCCTGCGTCATAGTGTTGCCTAACCTCACAGTTATTTGAAGGCATACGCAGTTTATCAAGATAGCGCTGCCGGATAGTCCCCGCTTCTAGTCCTACCCCAGAACCATCCTTGTCCTCAAAAGCACCTATCTTCTTAGAGAAGTTCGTGTCTGTCATCTCTTCGTGTGGGTACTTCTTCAGAACTTTCATAGCGAATTTATCTATTACCCACAGCTTTGTGCCTTCACTCTTCTCCTTCCTCGCTTCCTGCTTCTCCCCCTCCTGCTCCTCAGCCCTGACGATGGCCAAGGTCGTCTCCCCCTCGTCGCCCATCTTGACCTTCATACCCTCCACCCAGCGAGGACGCTCCCACTCAGGAGCATCCTTCTGCTTGGTCATCTTCATTCGCGAGTATTTGTCTTGGTCCTTGCGGGAGACGACGACGATGGTATCTGCGTCGGCTTCGAAGACGCTTGATCCCCTGCCTCTGTCTTTGGCGTCGTGGCCTGTGTGGTGGACGGCAAGAACTGTGTCACAAAGATTTCGTTGTAGATGTTCAACCATGGCAGTAAATGATGATGCGTGTTCTTGGGCATTCTCGTTTAATCCTTGCATTGACCGCCCTACTGTATCGATCACCACCATGCGGTAACCGTGAGGTTCAAATTCTAGCGCACCTTCTATGAAGCCGTCTAGTGCTTCTAAACCCTCCGATACCCTTGGTACTGGGTCGGCCAAATACATCTTGGGGGAGGGACGACCTTCGTGATGCACCCTAGTCCAGCCGTTAGCGCGCAAACGAAGTCCTGATCGTCCCTCCCCCACCGCGTAGAGGACAGGGCCAGGGTCGTCGGGGCAATCCCACGCCCCCCTCCAACCCGACCTATCCTCCCATGGCGGCACACCCCCAGTGGCCACCGTTAAAGCAGCGTCCAATGCGATAAATGTTTTCAAGCTCGACCGGGGTCCTATCAATAATCCATACCCACCGTCCGTCAAAAAATCTGGAAGCAGCCACGTTGGCTTCTGGATAGATTGCATCCCCTCCCAGTCAACGATGCGGAAGCGTCCTGTCTTGAGGGTGCGTCCCTCCCCTGCTGGCTCCACGATTGGCTTGAACTGGAGCACCACATGGGCCACCTGATAGGCTTTGGTACAGTTCCCTGGTGGGGAGGTATTGTACTGGTATGCGCGGGATACCTTGGTAACGATATCATCCCATTCCCATGGGGGGAGGCACCGCTTGTTCCAATGCTCCCACATCACCTCCGCTGCCGTCTCCTCGCTAAGCCCATACGACTTCATCATCGCCGCCGTGGCATAGGTCGTGAGGTCGCCGCCCGAATTCTCAATCGCTAGTCGGGCTTCGTCATGGAGCCATACAATGGCACCTTCGATATTTTCGGGGAGGTCTTGTTCAATAATCCAAGCATCTCTGTCAGCGTGTTTAGATCGCGCGGGCCGACAAGCCTCAAGGAGAGCCTTAGTTCGACTTCCAGGCTTTCCTTCTTTGATCCATTCGTACACTCCATCTTTAGTTCTGGATGGAGGGAGAAGGACGTAACCATTGAACGAGCGTATATCAACGTGTTTTGCAAACGGCTCAACCGACGATGCAACTGGATCATCGTCACTGGCGAGTTGGTAGTGTTCATGCGTCCCTCCTCTGGGTGTTCTGGCTATAAGTCTGGTGGGAGGTATCTCGCCGCCCAGCGCTTTCGCTACCTCATCCCTGTCGTGGCCAGGATCATAGTCGAGGGTAACGAAGCCGGCCTCGCCGCAATTCATCCCTATGTTAGCACCAGGATGCTCCTCCCACATAGCCCTGATCTTATCAGGGTCAGTCGTGGCGTCGAGAACACCATGCCTAGTGTAAGGTGTCTTGTCAGCGCGGCACGGAAAGACCGGCCACCCTCGCTCAGCATAACTAAGCGCCGCCTCTAGTAGCTCGCTCATGTTGCGAGCCTAGTTAGCGCGTTTCAATTCTATGGCGGACGCATCAGCAGAAAAAATTCTCCTAACAGCGTCATAAGCCTCATCAAAATCAATGGCAGTAATGAAGCCCTTGTCGATAGTGCCGTATGTAGATAGACCATCTATCGGGGTTGTGATAGGTCCTGAAACTTCGTAGTAGTAAATTTCCATAGTTCCCTCCGAAATGGTATCACGTGATACCAAAAAAAATCTAAATCTGATCCTCACCCTCGCCCATGAAGGCTTCCCAAGCCGTCCCTGTCGCTACGATACACGCAACACCCTGAGGGTTGGTTACGACCATCGTCCAGGTGCCCTTGGGGGATACCACAATCTCGACTACCGCGCCCGTCGCAACCAAACCCATGTGGGCGGTAACCTCCTGGTACTTCTGCTTGAGGTTAGCCAAGAAGGTTAGCCGGTCCCCGCAGACAGTCTGGCCGTGAGCATACTCAGCCGTGGCCAGCACCCACACCAGCATGAACAAACCCAAGAAAGCCTTTTCCAAGAAGCGGCTGGACATACCCGCACTCCCGCAAGAGACAGAGGACCAGAATAGTAACACAACCCTTAGGGCTATGTCCAGGGGCTCCTGGGGTACTCTATTTTCAGGTTTTCTAGGGGTCGTTGGCGATCAGGGGAGGGTGGTCGATGGGGGTGGGCTCTAGCACCCCATCCATAACCTCGCAGAGCTTGAGGAGAGCCACACTGGTGGGGAAGATCCAAGCGTGTTCGTTGCTGGCTCCACGCAAAGCTTTCATCTCCTGGTACAGGTTCAAGGCACTGGCCACTATCTGGGCAGTCTCCTCGTCAGAGCAATACACCCCAACGTCGCCGCCCCCAGGCTGGTCATACTCGCCGCCCACGCCGACGCTATAAAATTTGGGACCATCCCCTCGCAAGGGAAGGAAGTTCCTGGTGCCGATTACTTCATAGGTCATGCTATTACCCTCATTGATGATGATACGATACGGTCTACCTCGTCCTCAGATTTGCCCATCCTCTCGTTCGCTCTAGCAGCCTGGGCATAGGCTTCCTCCAGCGTTGGACCCCACATCCAAGGTATCTGATCCTTGTTCCCAGTCATGGGGTAGTGCCCCTGGTCACCCTCAACGACAATAGAGGGTATGAAGCCTCCCTGCTCCGCCCACTTCTGGTCAGAGGGAACATAGTAGCACCAAGGCTTGGTCAGATCAGGCATCATGATTTCTCTCCATCACGCGGAGGATAGACTTCACTCTCAGTCTGCTTCGCTGGCAGAGAGCCGTCGCCTAAGGCCACCCATTGTGGTTCGAAGCCGGTATAGAAGCCGTGGCGTTGAACACGATCAAGGAAGTCTTTCAAAGCTTCCTCATACTTCTTATGATAACCACCACTACTGTAGCCACCAAACTCAGCGTTGAACCAAAACACCTTCCAGGGGTGTAGCTCTTGAGGGGTAAACTTCATGATGATAGACGCTGGTGAAGTCATAGACACGCGAGGCATATGAAACATGGCCACGATCATCTCAGTAGAGCCTACCCGATAGGCAGTGCTGGGTACGTTAGGGATTGTTTTCTCAGTCATAGCTTTCTCCTTAATTGTCGAGTGTAAAAATATCAGAGCCAGATGGTGAACTCTCAGTCCCATCCCAATCCGCGAAATCGCAACAAGCTAACCAAAGAACTGTATCGGCCAATCTATCGTCGTCCCAATCAGCTAATTCTTCCCTGTCCCAACCCTCTTCATCAGGGCCACCCGTCGCCGCCGAAAGCGTCTGCCCTGGTTTCAACGTGATCTTGACCGGCGACTCGTGCCAGATTATCCAGAATCGTGCGTTCCTCATATCACCACCCCTTTTCCTTCGCAGGTTGGGCAGTCGGGATTGATTGCCCTATAACCGGCGTATTCGTCGAAGTTTTCCGGCCCGCAGTCGTCGCAGCCGTGGGTTTGCTTCCAAATTTCGTCGGCGGCTTCGTCAACCTCCTTCACCGCCTTGCTGTAGCGCTCCGCCAGTGTCTCGCCGGTATCGTTCTCGCGGTCGATCTCTATCACCACAGGGTCAACGCATTGCTCCACGCCTTCCACAATTGACGATACAGAAATTGCCAGGATTGGCAGGCCTTGCGCGTCGATGTCTGCCCAGGTGCCAAGCTCACGGAGATCATCGCAATAGAGCCATTTCGTTTTCAGCGCGGCATAAGGCCCCATGCCATCCTCGCCGGCATCCTCATATTCGATCTGCACCCCGACACTGGGTCCGCAGTCGGTGTATTTGTAGGTTGCCCGGTACAACTCGAAGGGGCTGCCATAGTCGCGGGCAAACGCCTCCTTAATGATGCTGTTGTCGGGCGGTTCCGCATCCTGATTGTAGGGCGCGTTGGGATCGTCCGCTGCGCCGGCAGGGTAGCTCCATCCAAACTTTGTCATATCCAAAACCTCCAAAGAAGTTTCACCTAACCGCGCCATCATCGGCGCGGCCACCGCCGGCGCCAATAATCCACAGGCCCGTCCGCCGCTCGCCCAGGTCTGGAGCATTCTTCGATGCACTGGTCGGGTAGGTCGTCGATGGAAAGTATATCTGTAACATGGATAGCCATTTCGTTCTCCTAGGAAAAATGGGATTACGTGATACCAAAAAACTAACCGACGCCAGCTTCAGCGTCCATTTCCTCGCGTTGTTGAACCTCATCGGCCCATAGGTCGGGTACGTCCTTGCACCAGCACCCTACAAACCAATTGAAGCTTTCGATTACCTTGATCAGCTCGACACAATCCTCCATGCTCAAATCATCAGCATAGTCCTCGCGCACAGCATAGGTGCCCCCTCCCCCCGTCCCGATCAAATCAGAAGGTGCCAAGGTTCTCCCCCCTCGCCCATACTGGTAGATCTTGCCGTACCAGTCAGAGGTATAATCCCAGGCGCTCCACCGTGAGCGCTCTATCAGTATCTTGCGCTTCTCCCGCCGCCTAGCCATACTTTTGTAGGCCAACGACCTACCCTCGCGGTCGCATTCCTTGCCCACGTTATGGAGGTGCCTGACTAGAGAGCCATAGGCACCTCCCTCCTGGATATACTCAATCTCGAACGAGGCGGTATCCTGGAACCAATCCCAATAGCTCTCATCCTCAGTGTAGGGATGGTTCACCGTCGCATTGTGGTACAAATCCAGGATCGCACTACGAGCCCTGGCCCTGACCGCTTCCTTCTGATCGGTATTCATATGATAACTCCTTCACCCTTGGGTTTCGCCGCCATACTGGTGGTTCAGCACCTGGGATCACGTAATCCCAGGTTCAAGCATAGTAACCATGCTGGAAATAAAGAAAGCCCTCATCGTCACTGGTTACATACCCCTTCACTCGACAGCCAGCGATGGTACACACTGCCGGTATGGAAAAGAAAGTATCCGCCTCGCCAGTGATATAGACCGTCCGCCGCATCGCCCCAGCCATATTAAGGCAGCAATTGTTGATCTTAGAGAGGGTAGGTCCCCCCATCCACCTAGCGAACCACAGGGTGGCACCATCAGGCTGCAAATCCTTAATGTCGGCTCTGTATTTCTGGCCACTCATTATTCAATCTCCTCTATCGGTTCATCAGCCCAATAAAACGGGTCCATCAAAACATCGATCCTATACCCCTTTAGCTTAGTCTCGCGACAGCTATCACAGACTTTGCACAAGGGTATGCCACGCGCATCATTTTCCCACCAACTATCCTCGCCGCTGTCGCAGTCGCAAACATTCCTCCCCGCCGCTAGATATACCGCTTCATACCTTTCGTCGATTTCGACTACGGTATGATCATCCCCCAATAGCTTAGCAGTTTCGACTGCCCCAGCCCAGGTATTGAATATCGAAGCATCCTTAGGTAAAGCGGTATAAGTGTTCCTACCCCCCTTCCTATGTAGGTATTCGCGGGTAGTATTGAGCCTAATTATAAACATGATTTACCTCCATTTTGGGATCACGTGTTCCCATTTCACAATATTGCAGGGTGCCCGATTTGCGTACCAACTTTGTACCAACTTTGTACCAACTTTGTACCAACTTTGTACCAACTTGGCCAAATTAAGGGTTTTGGGACCACGTGATACCAGGAAAGTTGGTACGAAGTTGGTACAAAGTTGGTACGCCAAAAACCGCAGTATTCCGCCATTTATTGCAAAGTTGGTACGAAGTTGGTACAAAGTTGGTATGGATAGGGAGTGCAGAGGTATTTTGGTATAGTAGGGGAGGGGTCTATAAGACCCCCCCAATACCAAAACTGCCTTGGTTTGTTTTTGCATGGTTTTATCTTAGCTGATGATTAGCTGGCGATTAGATTTGGATAGCTGGCAATGGCCGTGTATTCGGAGGGGTGGCCTGGGGGGATGGGATCACATTATCCCAAGTTAAGCCCACTCCCCATCTTCTGGTTCGTCGCCATTAGCGTGGAACATGATGCAATCGGTACATATGGATATTTCATGCAAATCATTCGGGCGCTTGGCGGTAGGCCCGAATGCGTCATGATGGATAGCGGTAGCCTCATGGCGGTCCCCGCCTAGTGTGGTGCCGCAGCTATCGCACTCCTGCCAAGAGAATGATCCTTCATCTTCGTAATCCTCGCCGTGTTCCTCGCGCGAGCTAGCCCACGTGCCTGGGCTGATGATGTAGTTTGGCCAATTATAGGCGATTGCGTCTGTGAAT